AAGAACATGGCAAATATGGCGTTCACAATCGAGCGCGTATCTGTCACTGCTAAGACTCGTGGTCTACAGGCTTCTTACACGATGGAATTGGCACAGGACCTCAAGGCAATTCACGGTCTTGACGCTGAGACGGAACTAACAAACATCCTCTCAACAGAAATCCTTGCTGAAATCAATCGCGAAGTTGTTCGTACAGTCTATGCAACAGCCAATGTTGGTGTCGTAGGTGCCGCAACTGCAGTATTCAACCTATCAAGCAACACTGATACATCAGGTCGCTGGCAGGTTGAGAAGTACAAGAGCCTCCTATTCGCAATCGAGCGCGCAAGCAACAAGATTGCAAAGGATACTCGTCGTGGTAAGGGTAACATGCTCATCGTTTCAACCGATGTTGCATCTGCTCTAGCAATGACTGGTCTTCTTGACTACAACTCAGCACTATCAAACAACACAAACCTAACTGTTGACGATACAGGTAACACCTTCGCAGGTACCCTATTCGGACGCATCAAGGTCTATGTTGACCCATACTCAGTAGTCGGTACAGACTATGTCGTAGTTGGATACAAGGGATCGTCACCATATGACGCTGGCTTGTTCTACTGCCCATATGTTCCTCTACAGATGGTTCGTGCTATCGACCCAGACAACTACCAGCCAAAGGTTGGATTCAAGACACGCTACGGCATGGTCTCAAATCCATTCGCAGGTGGTACCAACACTTCACTAAACGGCGCTATTACGACAAATACAAATGTCTACTACCGCAAGTTCGCAGTGTTGAATGTTGCTCAGTAATAATATTGCCAATTAATAATACTAATAAGGCAAAGTGAACTGGGGGGAGCAGAAATGCTCCCCCTTTTTTATGCACTAAATATCTGTATCGTTCGAGGATTTTAAATGACAGTACTCAACCGTAATCCTATCAACCCAGATTTATTGCAAAGCACGAAGTTCCGTGTCACATTTTCAAGACTTCCTGGCATCACATACTTCTGCAATAGTGCAAATCTTCCAGGCATTTCGCTCACAGAAATTCCTATGCCAACTCCATTCGTAGAACTCTATCTACCAGGAGAAAAGGCAATCTACGACACATTTAATATTACTTTTCTAGTCGACGAAGATCTACGAGCATGGACGGAACTACATGATTGGATTCGTGGCGCAACCTTTCCTACAGAATTTGAAGAGTATGTAAACCTTGCTCGAACAAATCCAGGTGCAAATATTCGTAGTGCTGCTACTCGTCCACCAGTGTATACTGATGCTACATTATCAATCTATACTAACAAGAATAATCCAAACTTCAGAGTAAAATTGGTAGATGTATTCCCAACGAATGTGGGTTCGCTTTCATTCTCTTCTGGAGATTCCGCTGAGAATATTGTTACAGCAGATGCAACTTTTAGGTTCTCTTATTTCAACTACGAAAGAATCTAGAATATTCCATTCATCGTCGACATAGTCTATCATATAGTGCAACCAATCACTAGTCAAACTATTGTATATTTGCTTTGTAACACCAGATATAGTATAATGAAAGTCCTTGTAACTATATTTCTTGATATATGGAAACACCACCACTAGATGAAATAATGCGGCAATGGGAAAAGGACAGCAATGTCGATTCCACTGAGCCAGGCAAAGAGATCCTCCGTATTCCCCTTCTACACAACAAGTATAACAAATACTTGTCATTGCACACATTGTCAGCAAAGAAGTGCGCGCTTGAGTATGACAGAATGAAGAAACTCAAGTGGGAATACTACACAGGCAAATTAGACCAAGAACAATTAGATAAGTTTGGATGGGAACCGTTTAGATTTGTTCTCAAGTCAGACATTGCTGTATACATTGACGGCGACGATGACTTGAATAAACTCAAACGCAAAAAGTCTTATCACGAAGAGGCAGCTAAATTTTGTGAGAATGTTATGAAAGAACTTAATGCAAGAACATATCAACTTCGTGCATTTATGGACTGGGAAAAGTTTATCCAAGGTGCTCGTTGATGTGTGATGTAAAGATTGAACATGTAAATAATATCTATGTTCAGATAAATGCTGAAGATAGTATTCTTCAGGAGATGTCTGAGTTTTTTACATTCTCTACTCCTGGATATCAGTTCAGTCCTGCGTTTCGTAATCGTTATTGGGATGGTAAGATACGGTTATTAAATTTAAAAACAAAACAAATTTATTCTGGTCTTGTTGGCTATATAAAGAAGTTTTGCAAAGATAATAACTATACTTTTGAGGTCATTGATGAAAACAAGGAAGTTTATCCAGTCGATACGAAAAACCTTTCAAATGCTCTCTCCTTACCATTGGAGCCAAGAGATTATCAGTTACTGGCGTCTAGCGTTGGACTTACAAAACGGCGAACTGTACTCATATCGCCCACGGCATCGGGCAAGTCGTTAATCATCTACATGATGATTCGCCACTTATTGAATAGTGGCAAAAAACGAGGATTGCTAATCGTTCCTACTATTAACCTGGTAGAACAGATGCACTCAGATTTTAAGCAGTATTCTAGTAATAATAAATGGGATGTAGAAAAGTTTTGCCAAAAGATCTATGGCGGCGAAAGCAAAATCCCCGAAACCGATCTAATTATTTCTACTTGGCAGAGTATCTACGATATGCCAAAAAAATATTTCGCGCAGTTCGACTTTGTAATCGGCGACGAGGCGCACACATTCAAAGCCAAGTCATTGACTGCTATCATGACGAAGTTAATTAATTGCGATGTTCGTATTGGTACAACAGGAACACTTGACGATAGTAAGGTCAATAAACTAGTTCTTGAAGGTTTGTTCGGTCCAGCATTCAAAGTAATCTCTACAAAGGAACTAATTGATCGTAAGCAACTGGCTGATTTTAAGATTAAGTGTATCGTTCTGAAATACCCCGAAGAAGTTTGCAAGATAGTAAAAGGGTTTGCGTATCCTGATGAAATGAATTTTATTGTTGGACACGAAGGACGAAACAACTTTATTCGAGACTTGGCTATCAGCCTAAAGGGAAATAGTCTAATTTTATTTACTTATGTGGAGAAACACGGTAAAATACTACATGACCTGCTTACTGAAAAAGCAAATGGTCGCAAGATATTTTTTATTCATGGTGGAGTAGAAGCAGAAGATCGCGAAGCAGTGAGACATATTACTGAGCAAGAAAACGATGCGATTATTGTAGCCAGTTACGGCACTTTCTCGACAGGAGTAAACATCCGTAACCTACATAATATTATATTCGCCTCTCCTACAAAGAGTAAAATTCGTTCTCTGCAGTCTATCGGTCGTGGTTTGCGTTTGGGTGATAATAAGACTGCAGCAACTCTTTATGATATTGCCGACGATCTACGATATGGTCCTTACACAAATTTTACTCTAAAGCATTATGAAGAAAGAATTAAGATCTACAGTGAAGAAAAATTTGTGTTTACAACTAACACCATAAGGATAAATTAATGGAAGAAAAACAATTAAGATTCGTAAGACTTCGCAGCAGTCTAGAGGATCTTGTCGGATATGTCACACGATACGATGAACATATCGTGATCGAAAAACCGTTAAGAATTGACATTGAAACCTATTTTGAGGAAAGTAGGCAAATTCTTTCATTACAAGAATACCTACCGCAGTCAGTAATTAGCATCCAAGAAATCCAAATTCCAATCAATGATATTGTCTTTACAACCCCAGTGAGGCAAGAGTTTGTTGAACAATACGAACATGTTTCTGACTTCTTCTATAATAATGAGCATAAACCCATCAACAAAAAGAAACGACGGAAATTCGCTGAGATAGATGAACTAAAAGAGAGTCAAGAAAATGTAGTTTCTATTATTGAAGCACTAGCAAAAAAAGATAAAGGACCAATGCATTAATTATGTCTAAAAATCATTACATTAACAATAAAGATTTCCTCAAGGAAATAACAGCATATCGCACAGCAATTCGTAAAGCAAAGAGACTTGGACTCCCGAAACCCCAGATCCCGACTTATGTTGCCAAGTGTTTTATGATGATTGCTGAAAATCTATCTCACAAACCGAATTTCCTATCATATACTTTCCGCGACGAGATGGTCGCGGATGCTATTGAAAATTGCGTAATGTATGTTGATAATTTTGATCCAGCAAAGTCTAGCAATCCGTTTGCTTATTTCACGCAAATAACTTATTATGCATTTTTAAGAAGAATTCAGAAAGAAAAGAAGCAACTCTATGTTAAATACAAATCTACAGAAACTGCTGGTATCCTTGACGAGTACGAACTCAACGAGAACGAGGATGGTACTTTTAGACAGTTTGAATTGTACGAAAACATTTCAGCGTTCATTGAGACTTACGAGAACGCAAAAAAGGCAAAGAAAGTCAAAAAATCTGGATTGGAGAACTTCGTAAATGAAGATAGCGATACTCGGTGATACTCATCACGGTATGAGGCAAGATTCTCTCGCGTTTCATAACCTATATAGCAAGTTCTATAAAGAAATTTTCCTACCCTATTTGTTGCAAAATGGAATATCCACCGTGTTTCAAATGGGTGACCTATTTGATCGTAGGAAGTATATTTCTTTTCAATCTCTTGCTCTTTGCCGTGGCTACTTTTTTGATGAACTAGCAAAGAACAATATTGAATTGCATGTGCTTCTTGGTAATCATGACATCACCTATCGTAATACTTTAGAAGTTAATTCACCAGAGTTGCTTCTAAAAGATTACACTAACATCAGAGTCTATAATGAACCTGCATCATGGCAGGGCATCGACATCATTCCTTGGATTTGTAAAGAAAACGAACAAGACATTAAAGAGTTTATCTACGAGAGCAAAAACTCTATTTGTTTCGGGCATTTTGAGATTGCTGGATTTGAGATGGATCGCGGCAACATCTGCCATGAAGGAATGGATCCTGAGACGCTTCGTCGTTATGATGTCGTTCTTTCTGGACACTTTCACCACAAAAGTTCTAAAGGCAATATCACATATGTCGGTACTCCTGGTGAGATGACATGGGCAGATTATAATGATGAGCGTGGGTTCCACATTTTTGACACAGATACTCGCGAACTAGAATTTATTCCTAACCCATATAAGATGTTCTACAAGATTAAGTATAATGACGAGAATATGCATTATAATGAAGTTGTTGAGGCTGACTATTCCCAATACACAGGCAAGCAAGTTAAACTTGTTGTTGAAAAAAGAACAAATTCATTTATCTTTGATACGCTAATTGATTGCCTCAGTAAAGCAAATCCTATGGATGTTTCTGTAGTCGAAGATTTTAGTGATGCGCTTTCTGTTTCTGATGATTTTAAAATTGACGAAGCGCAAGATACAATTTCTATTCTGCACTCTTATGTAGATGGGTTGACATTGCCAGTTGAATCTGATAGAATAAAGACTTTACTACGCGATGTGTATAACGAAGCAATTGCCATAGAAACTGCATGATTTTATTTACAAAAGTGCGATACAAGAATTTCCTTTCCACAGGAAATTACTTTACCGAAATAAATCTAAACTCAAATCCAACTACGCTGATTATTGGCGAGAATGGTGCAGGCAAGTCTACCTTCTTAGATGCTATCACCTTTGGTTTGTTCGGTAAGCCATTTCGTAACATCAATAAACCGCAACTCGTCAACTCTATCAACGACAGAGAGTGCGTTGTAGAGATAGAGTTTAATATAGCCGCGAAGAAATATAAAGTTATTCGTGGGATTAAACCCAATCAATTTGAAATCTACTGCGATGGCGCATTATTAAATCAGGACGCCAAAGCAAAAGACTATCAGGACCAACTTGAGAAATTAATTCTTAAGATGAATTATAAATCTTTCACACAGATTGTAATTCTTGGCTCTACTAACTTTACTCCATTCATGCAGTTGTCGGCTGGTGATCGTCGAGCAGTGATTGAAGATCTACTCGATATCCAGATATTTTCTGCAATGAATGCGATTGTAAAAAATAAAATCCACACCCTCAAAGAAGAAGCATCGCAATTAAAAATACAGATTGATGCAACAAAAGGTAAGATCGAACTACACAAGAAACATCTAGATGAGTTGAAGAAAAATACTAAAGATATTGTAGATGCTAAGAAACAAGAAGTAACTGACTACAAAACGGCATTGTTGGAGTACAATGTTGAGTCTGCAACTATTAATGGAAAACTTGATGAGTTGTTGGCGCAGATTGTAGACGAAGAGTTTAATACCAAGAGATTTAGTAAACTTAATCAATTAGAAGCAAAAATTGAAGCGAACATTTCTAAAATTGAAAAAGACATAGAGTTCTACAACCAAAATTCAACTTGTCCAACTTGTGATCAAACAATTAATAACAAAGAAGAAAAGGTACATACCTGCACATCTAAGATTAGTGAATTAAATGTTGGATTAGGTAAACTAAAGGAAGAAAGCAATGCCGTTCTACAGCGAATCAATACCATCAAAGCAACACAAACAGAACTCAATTCTCTTGAGCAAGATCTTGTCCGCGTTAATACTTCTATCAAGCAGGTTAGAAACTACATTAAGAAACTTGAAACGGAAATTGATGAGATAGAAAACAAACCTGCGATGAGTGATGAGTTTAAGGCACAAAGCAAGATTTTACTCAACGAGTTGCAGACATATAATGATAGAAGAAAAGTGGCTGCCGATGCAATTACTAACTACGATATTATCTCGCAGTTGTTAAAAGACGGTGGAATTAAATCCAAGATTATCAAGCAGTATATCCCTATCATCAACAAATTGGTGAACAAATATCTGTCATCAATGGACTTTTTCGTAAACTTTCATCTTGATGAAGAATTTAAGGAGTCTATCAAGTCTAGACATCGCGATGACTTTAGTTATGAAAACTTCAGCGAAGGCGAGAAGAAGCGCATCGATCTTGCTTTGTTGTTTACTTGGCGAGCAGTTGCTAAAATGAAGAACAGCGCCAATACTAATCTACTCATCTTCGATGAGGTCTTTGATGGTTCTCTAGACACAAATGGAACTGAAGAATTCCTTAAACTGATAAATATGTTCATTGACAATACAAACATCTTCGTTATTTCACATAAAGGTGATGTGCTCGCGGATAAATTTAAACACACAATTAAATTCGGAAAAGTCAAAAACTTCTCACAGATGGTGTAATTATGGCAAAAATTATAAAATATAGGGATGGAATGCTTGTTGAGTATGAAATTCTAAAGTTAGTAGACTTCTACGATCCAATTTTACGACAACAAACTGTTCCATATGATTTTGCAAATAGAAAAGATGCAGAGTATATTGCATACTCTTTAGTTGAAACCATGAGTCGTTATGGTGGATTAGGTTTGTCTGCCAATCAAGTTGGATTGAAAGACAGAGTTTGTGTCGTCAACATGGGCGAAAAAGCGTGGGTGATGTTCAACCCACAGATTATTGAATCTTCTGGTAAGATTGCAGATTTTTCAGAAGGGTGTTTATCTTATCCAGGATTGTATGTTAAATGCAATCGTCAAGACCATATCAAAGTTCGATTCCAAGCAGTTGGCGGACAATTTGTAGAGCAAGAGTTTGATGGATTGACTGCAGTTTGTGTGCAGCATGAAATCGACCATCTCGACGGAATAGTATACACCAGCCATATCAGCCCTATTCACCTAGAAAAAGCCAAGAGAAAGGTAAAATCAAATCTGAAAAAACTAGCAAGAGTAAGGGTTGCGTAAGTTATTGATTTTATTAGAGTTTTTTACCGCTTTACTTTTCAACCATTGTACTGTATAATGGTTGTATGAATAGCAGTTTACAGAGTTCCAAGTCTCTCCTCGCCAAACTCTTGGCGGCTGAGAATATTACGGTCTCGCACCAGCAGACCAAGACCGCATATTTCGACCTCAAGACTCGCACTCTCGTGTGTCCTGTTTGGAAGGACATGGACGGTCATTTGTATGACCTGCTTATGGGTCACGAAGTTGGTCATGCGCTGAATACACCACAGGCTGGATGGCACTCTGCCATCCACGACGAGAATGGCAATCGTCTTGGCAAATTCAAGGACTTCTTGAATGTCATCGAGGATGCGCGCATTGAGAAACAAATTAAGCGCAAGTTCCCTGGTCTTGCGAAGTCATTCTCGGCTGCGTACAAGGATTTGTATGACCGCGATTTCTTCGGCATCAAGAACATCGATGCCAACAAACTGAATCTGATTGACCGCATCAACATCCGTTGTAAGATGGGCGCGCATATTCCCGTTGCGTTCAGCGACGACGAGCGTGCGTTCCTCAGCGAGATTGACAACGCTGAGACTTGGGAGCAGGTTGTCGATATTGCCCGTCGTGTGTTTGCGTACAGCAAGCAGCAGAAGGAAGAGCAGCAGTCGCAGATCAACAATCTTCAGGATCTCCGCGACGAGATTGAGCAGCAGAAGGAAGATGCCAAGTCTGAATTCCAAGACTTCAACGAAGATGATTTTGCCGAGGACGACAGCGAAGACTTCGACGAAGTTGACGGTGATGACGAAGACAGCGAAGATGGCGAAGACGCTGACGCTGACTCCGAAGATGCCGAAGACGAGTCTGAGTCGAGCACCAAGGGCAGCGACGAATCAGAAGAATATTCTGACGAAGAGAATGATGACCCTGAGTCTGTGACTGACCGCATCTTCCGTGAGCGTGAACAGGAATTGATCAACGAGACTGGTGAGATTCACATGGTCGAGTTGCCTGAAGCCAATCTTGCCAAAATTATTCTTCAGAACAAGGTTGTGATGGATGACCTTGAGACTTGGATGCGCAAACAGGTTGCCGATCCGTGCAAGCCATATGGTCGCAACAAGATCTCATATGAGACTGTTGCAGCCAAGTGTGTCCGCAAATTCAATGCGAACAACAAGAAGTTTATTATGCATATCTTGAAGGAATTCGAGATGCGCAAGAAGGCTGCGGATTATGCTCGTGTTCAGACTGCCAAGACTGGCGAATTGAATCTGAATGCGCTGCACAACTACAAGTTCACCAATGACTTGTTCAAGAAAATCTCTGTTGTGCCGAAAGGCAAGAACCACGGCATGATCATGTATGTTGACATGTCAGGTTCGATGTCTGAGATTCTCCGCAATACGATTGAACAGTGCCTTGTGCTTGTTTCGTTCTGTCGTCTTGCAAAAATTCCGTTCGATGTGTATGGTTTCAGCAATGATCTGTATCAATCCAGCGGACCGCAGGTTTATGGTAGTTGCTCTGAAAAGTTTACGCAATCGACTGTGAACGAAGGTAGCGTTGGTCATGTCGATACAAATGGTTTCCACCTCAAACATCTGATTGGTTCGACGCTTTCGCCGAGTGACTATCGTCGTTCATTTACCAATCTTTGTATTGTTGCGAATGAATACTATCGTGGTCATTATCGCGATGACTCTAACGACACCGATCATGGTGCGTTCTATTACAATTGGGAAGAAGGTGGCTTTGGTTTGAATGGCACTCCGTTCCAACAGACTCTGCTTGCTTCTCGTGATATGATTAACAAATTCCGCGCCAAGCATAAGTTGGATGTCGTCAATGTCATCTACCTGACTGATGGCGAAGGTCAAGATGGTATTTTGATGCCTTACACTCGCAAAGGTGTTTGTTATCTTGTTGATAAGAAGACCAAAAAGAAGATTCGTGTTGATGGTAATGTTCAGGCTGCATTGACGCAATTGGTTCGTGATGTCACTGGCTGCAAACATCTCGGTTTCTTCCTTGCCACCAAGAATGATGTCAATCGTGTTTGTAAGGAATTAGAGTGGATTAAGAAGATTGACTATCAGCAGAGTCGTGAACTCAAGAAACAGTTCCGCGAAGAAAAGTTTGTTGCGATTCAAAATCTTGGTTATGATCAATACTTCTACATTCAGTCTGCGAATGGTGCGATTGCTGAAGACAAGATGGAGATTGTTGCTGGTATGACCAAGAACAAGATGGCAAATGAATTCTCCAAGTCTGTGAATAGCAAGAAGTCCAGCCGTGCTCTTGTGACGCAGTTTGCCGAGGAAATTTCCGCTAGTTTGAAGTGGGCTGCGTAAGTTATTGATTTGTATAGGGTTTTACCCCTTTACTTTCGAGGCTTTTTAGTCCATAATTGCTGTATGGTAAATGATAATTGTTATGGAGTCTGATGTGAGAAAGTCGTTTTACAATAGTCCTGATGCGCAGATGAATTTTCTTGAGAAGATTCAGAAGCATTTTAACAAAGAAACGATCACGCTGAAGGAACTCAATGCCTTCTGTGATAACAAGAAGAACGGTGTGGAGAATTTCCCATACTTCATTCTTCGTGAGCGCAAGGTTGCGCGAAATACATTCAATATCACGCCGAAGAATCTCGGTGATGCGAGTTCTGTTGCTGTCTCCCAGCAACCTCCGCTGTCTGCTGTTGCGATGGCTCCCATTGCGCAGGTTGTGAATCTTGCGTCTCGTCGTGCGCAGAATGTGACTGAGTCATTTGTGCCGCAAAAGAACGGCACCTATGTTCCGTTCGGATTCTACAACGATCTGAAAAACATTATCAGTTCGCGAATCTTCTACCCCATCTACATCACTGGTCTTTCTGGTAACGGCAAGACCATGATGATTGAGCAGGTTTGTGCTGCACTCAAGCGTGAGTTGGTTCGCGTCAACATCACCAAGCGCACCGATGAGTCCGACCTCATTGGTTCGTATGAGTTGATTGACGGCAGCACCGTTCGCCGCGAGGGTCCTGTGCTGACTGCGATGCGTCGTGGTGCGGTACTGCTCCTCGATGAGTGTGATCTTGGCA